ATTTCAAGGCGCTCCTTAGATCGGGCCGGAAGAGGTCGTGACCCGGCTCTCGGTATTGAGGAGCTGGTCGACCGTCTTGATCGGGATGTTGCGGTACGTCTCGACGCTCTTGCCGTCGTAGTCGTCCTTCGTCAGTAGCACGTTGCGCTGGCGCTGAGCCTGCACATCGAGGAAATGACGCAGGGTACGATCACAGTAGAAGACGGCGCGGCTGTTGAGGCCGGGATTGCGCAGCGCGTCCGACTTGTTGTTGCCGGTGACACCGGGCGGCGTCGTCGGCAGCTTCTGCACCATCGTGTTCATGCCGACGAACAGGTCTGCGGCATTCGGGCCGGCGAGGCCGGCGCTCGTCACATCGAGATTGCAGTAGCGCACGACACGGCGCCAGTCTTCCGGGCAGATCGCCGTGATGACTTCGAACCACGTCGAATAGGCCGGGAAGCGGTTGCCGAAGGCATCCTGGCCCGGCCACGTCTCGCCGTAATTGTCGACGATGATGCCGGCTTTCGAATCGCGCGGTGCGAGGCCGTAGACTTCCCTCTCGCCCCAATCGATGAGCCAGAGCGAGGCATTGGACGAGCCGGTACCACCGCCGTCGATGATGTTGTTGGAGTTCTGGGCCGAAGTATTCAGCGTGTTGAAGAAGCCGGCGAGGCCCATGAACTGCGCCGGATTGAACCAAGTATTTCCGTAAAATAGAGTACCGGAAATAGTTTGGCCCATTCCCATAAGAAAGGCCTCATCTTCTGTTGCCCGGTATCCTTCCCAGTCACCAGAAATTCTTGCGAGTCCTTTGTCTACTTGAGACAAGTCTGCAAGTCGGCCGAGGCCGATCTCGGAGCGGGCCGTCGTCGACTTCTGCGACGGCGCACCGCTGTTGAACGGCAGCCAGTAGCCCGAAGGGATCGATGTGCGGAAGGTGAACTTGTGCCCTTCCATCTCCGACGCCGGCTTGATCGGCATGTCGTCGTAGATGTAATTGCACTGCGAAAGCAGTTCCGCGATGTCGCTGGTGGTACCGTCCCTATCGGTGCGGTTCGCGAAATCGACGATCGTGGGCCAAGCGCCGGTGCCAGACAAAGTGCGTGCTCCTCTACGTCATGCCCGGCTAGCGGGCGCCTGGTGAAGTCTTGTCGTAAAATGCTCGCATGCCAGTGCGCGACGGATCTCGTCCGTTGCTCAGCGTGGCACGGGCAGTCGGCGCGGGCGCCGGTGCTTCCTGATATGGCTTCAGCGCTGCGGCGACGCGCGCTTCGACCAGCTCGTTGACGCGGTAGAAGAGACGGGCCATCGCGACGTGATCGCTGGCGCCGGTCGTCTCCATAAAGGTATCGAATTCTGCCTTGTCGGCCTCCGGCACCAGGGCATCGCGCATGCGGAAGATCGTGCGCAAGCCGTCCTTCGATCCCAGCACAGGATCGGCCAGGATTTTGGCGCGCTGCTCTTCGCGATAGGTCTTGAAGCTGTCGTTCCAGCGCTGCAGCTCGGATGTCTGGTACTGCCGCACCTCGTCCTGATAGGCGCTGAAGGCGTCCTTCGCCTGCTCCGGGGAGAGGCGCAGGGCGTTGAACTTGCCCTGGATGCGCTCCAGGCCCTCGGGCGCGATCTTGATGTCATCGGCCGGCGTCAGTTCGTAGACGACCGGTTGCCATTCCGGCTGCGCTACGGGCGCCGGTTGCTCGCCCTCGGGCTTCGCTTCGGCGGCCGGCTTCGTCGGCTCTTCGAAGGTGCCTTCGGTGAGCAGGCCCTTGCTGTCGGTGTGGTGCTTGATCTCGGCGGTGGCTGGCGCCGCTTCGGCAACCGGTGCCGTCTCGACAACCGGCGCGGCCGGCGCTTCGACGACAGGGGCAACAGGAGTGGCTTCGACGACGGGGGCCGCAACCGGCGCCTCGATCACTGCCGGCGCCGCTGGGGCTGCTTCTGGGATGATGCCGTCGCTCGGTGCCAATGCGGTATCCGCCAATTGGGAATTTCAATTGCAATTACCTCACCCGCCAATTGGGCGCGATTGAATATACCGATACGCCGTGTTAAAGCATTTGCAGCGCATTGGAGGAATTCGTGATCGAGCGACCAGAGCCGAAAACGCAACTCACCGTCCGCCTGCCAACGCCGATGACAAACAGGCTCCAGGCCGAGGCTAAGAGCCAAGGCGTTTCAGTCGGCCAGGTGATCTGGGCGCGCTTACTGCGCACATTCGGTGCCGAGGATCGGGAGGCGAAGCGATGAGCGCCGATCCTTTCGTGATCGAGCCAACCAGCCCAGCATGCACCTGCGAAATGGCGAATGCTGGAGTCGAAGTGTTTCGAGGCGTTAAGGACTGCAATGAGAGGGCTGAGTTACGGTCGGTCTATCTGATTTATGAGGCAATGTGGCGTCTTCACCCGGCCGAGCCAGCATTTCACCGGAAGATGCTTTGGCAGGGACAACAGATCGCAAGGGAGATGCTTACCGACGACCCAGCGGAAAGGCACAGTGCGGCAGAGAGTTTCATCAGGTGGGGCGTCGCAATGGCGCAGTGTAGGGACTTCCGGCCGCATCCAGAAATGATCGACCTGACTGGGGACGTTAGACTCCGCGCACAGAAAATTCTTCAGGCTGAAGCTGATCCGCGAGACTGGTTTTTGGTTGATCGATATTTCAATATTTTCGTCAGCGCCATCAGGAGAGCGATGAAATGACTCCCGCCCGAGCCCAGCAACTCCTCCTCCTTCGCGACAGCACGCCTAGCACGATTATCAGCGGCAGCGTGATCCCCCATATGACCGTCGAGGAAATTCAGGAGATCGACCAGATCATTCTGAGAGCCAATGCACGGATGAATGCAGGAGAGGTCGTGCGGTCAATTGCAGAGGGAGAGGTGTGGTCATGAACGAGTCCCAACGCCGCCGCCGTCTGGCCGAAGCCGCGAACGACGATTACGACTCGCTGATGCGCGTCATCGGCGAGGCCCTGGCGAAGATGCCGGATGCACAGCGCATCACAGCCATGATCTCATCCTGTGGGATGGTGATCAGTCTCGCATCGCCGACGCAGGAAGATGCCAGCAATCTCGTCGGCTGCTTCGCCGAAGATCTGCGCGACTTCATCGCCCGGCGCTGGGAGTTCTTCGAACAGCACAAGCTCTTTCAGGCGCAGCGCTCCATGGGCGAGCGCGCTATGGCCGAGGCGATTGAGGCAGAGGGATTGACGAAGCAATGACCTGTGAGCATCAGGCATTCCAGTGCAACGCCGCTGTCGGCCGCCTGTCCGAATTGCCGGGCGGTCCGATCACGTCCTACACCGTCGAGATCACGGTGCACTGCACGGAATGCGGCTTACCGTTCCGCTTCATCGGCCTGCCGGCTGGTAACCACTATGCTGAGCCGAGAGTGTCAATGGACGGCACGCAGTTGCGCGCTCCGCTTGAGCCAGCCGAGCATCAGAAGTTCCAATTGCAGGCGTCTTACGCGTTTCCGTCAAAGGTGAAGCAGTGAGCACTTGGCGCAAGACCCACGACGCCCTTGTGGCGCTGGAAGCCGGCCGCATGACGGGGACGACGGCGCCATCAATCTCCGAGGGATCTGGCCGCTGCGCCCGGTGCGGACACCTTGCGGGCAAGCACGCAGGCTCGTGCGCCGAGTCGCTCAGTCAGGCCGACGCGGTTCAGGCCCGTCTGGCACGCGGTCGCGACGAAAAGCCGCGAAACTGGGATCCGACTCGCACCTCATCAGAATAGCCAGTTCCGTCTCGACGGCGAGCAGCCACTCCCACCATTGCCGCCCGTAGTCGTGGGCACCCATGTGATAGTCGGTTGCCCGGTCAAAGGCTGATCCATTCGGTGCCACAGTGAAGTGCTCGTTCCCGCGACGGAACGTGCCAGCGGCTTGCAGGCGCTCCCAGATGCAGCGGCGCCCGACCTTCGAAGACAGCGCCTGTCGCCACCACGTCTGCTCCTCGCGCCGGGCGATCTTCGCCTTCTCGCGCTCGATGTCGGCGGCTTCGCGCTGCTCGGCCAGAGATTCCTCGACGAAGGCGGGCCGGTAGTCGTCTTCGGGGATCACTGGCGAGGATCGTCCCAATGGTCTATCGCGGCTTTTTCGGCGGCGGCTTTACACTCTTCGAATGTAAGGGCATGACCTTCGGCCAGGATATTTTTTTCGCAAAAGGATAGTCGCCCGGTATCCCAGTGACTCGTCCGATCATCCACATCCACGGATCGTTATTCCTGATCCACCCGATCATACGATCGGTTCTCCATGAGAATTCGTCCGCAGTCCATTCAATCATGATGTTCTCCTAGCCGGGAATCCCCGGCGGCAAGATCAGCTTCTTCTGCGGCGCCAACACCTGCATCGGCCGCCCCTGCGTCCGGTGGAACGGCTGGTCCGGCAGATCGATGAAGCCGAGCTTCGGCGGCCGGATCAATTCGAGCCGGCGCACGACGAGGTGAAGTTGCTCCAGCTTGTCGCCGAGGATGCCGAAGAGCTTCTTGCCGGTGACGGTGAACGGCACGAGCCAGCGCTGCGCGCGCTTCTGCGCCTCGGCCAGGACGGCAACCGGCGTCAGCCAGCGTAGATCATCCCTGTGCTTCGCCATCTCGCGCATGCAATGCTCGATCGCCTGCAGATCCACCATGAGCTTGCTGAACTCGGTCTTATGATCGGCAACGGTCGCGATCTGCCGGCAGCACGCCGGGGCTCGGTCAAGGCACTGGTGCAGCAGAGACAGCACTTCGCGCTCGGACGACGTTGCGGTCGGCGGGATGCGCCAGGGCTTTTCGGTGACTCTCATGAGCGCATGGGGACGCCGCGCGTCCCCTCCCATGCCTCAAGTGCTTCTTTCCACTCGTGCGAGCTTTTCGTCAGCATGACCGGGGCGCCGGCATAGGTGCTCACAGTGTCGTAGCCGTGAAGCCATCCGCTGCCGAGCATCGTGTTGCGGCCCTTCGCCATGGCCCATGAATCTTGCAGCACAAGCCAATCGAAGATTTCGCGCGTCATGAAGAAGGCGTGATCGCCGTCGCCCTTCTCGCGGCTATGCTGGAGCTTCTGCATGATGCTGACAAGATCTTGGGCGTGACAGTACGGAAGATCGGCGATGCTCACCTCTTCGCCGCGGATGCGGTTGGTGCCGTCGATGTTTCGGAAGACGACGCGGATCATCCCGGTTTCGGTCATTGGCGTTCACTCGCTTCCTCGGCCGCGGGGATCTTGACCTTCGGGGGGCGCCAATAGGTCAGCGCTGCGCTCGCGCCGGGCGCGCTGCTGCGTGTCCGGTAGACGTTTATGCCCGGGCCGAAATGGCGGAAGAGGATCGTTGTTCATCGTGGAGCTCCATTGCGATCGCTTCAGCTTCCGCCTTGGCGTCCTCTTCTGTCAATGCCAGGCCGGACTCGCAGGATGGCAGACGATCGGCGCCGCCGCGGTCGATCACTTCCCACAGGAAGCCGCCGCGCTTTAGCTGCGTGACATGGATCTCGACGGGGGATGCGATCATGCTGCACGCCCTGCATTAGCCGGAGCCGGCGCTGCTGCGCCCGCTTGCCCTGGGTTCAACATGCTATGTAGCAGATTGCCGGGACCGCTGGGAGTGTTGCCGAGCGTGCTTGCGGCCTGTACTGCAGTCATCGCTGTATTAGGGGCATTGGCCTGCTGCATCGCCTGATGCGCCGCGATATCGAGCTGCTGCACCTCTTCGTCAGTCCGCATGATATCGGGCGGCACGCCGCATAGGTCGGCATAGTGGTCGGCCAGCTTGTCGAGGTTCACTTTCCGCAGCGGGCTCGGCTGCTTCGCCTCAAGCGCCGCCAGTGACGCCTCGCCCATCTTCTGCAGGAAGTTCTCCAGCGCCACCTGCTGAGCTTGCTGCTGGGCAATTTCGAGGATGCCGGTGTACTTGATCTTGAGCGGTACGCCGTGGAGCGTCGCTGGCATCGGCTGCAGCATGCCCTTGCGGCGCATGATGCCTTCACACCGGCGGATCGTCGGCCCGGCGAATTCCTCGATAATGAGGTTGATCGGCGGCCCGAGCTGCTGAAGGCGCTCGTTCTCGCGCTTCGTCAATTCGAGTTCGTTGCGCGGCTGGACGCCTTCCATGTCCGTGATCGCATTGAAGACGTAGTTCTTGAACGTCCGCTTGATGCGCTCGATGACCTGGATGATGTCGGCCGTTATGCCGGCGAGCCATTGCGCTGCGGGCTCGTAGAGCGGGAAGTATTTCTTCACCGTCCCGCCATCCGTCTGCATGAACGTCGTGGCGCCAGGCGTGATCGACAGCGGCTTGTTTTCGAGGCTGACATCGGCGCCCATCGGCGGCCTGACACCCTTCTCGATGAACTCGGCCTTCCTTCTCGTCTCAAGCTGAAGCTGCTGCGTATCGCCGAGCGCCGTCATTCCGGGGCAGGATGGGGCATAGGCGTCGTTTGAAACCTTCGACCACCGGCCGCAGACGAAGGGCTTCTCGTGGTCGCCGGTCACGCTGATGACGCCATCGGTGCCGGCCTGCCTGATCCAGTAGATTTCCCGGTACGGCATGACCTTCGGCGCCGGCCAGAACGTGTCACCGCTCTTGTCGTGCATGAGTTCGTTGTTCGGCTCGATCGCATGGCAGACGACGAATTCCTTATCCATCGACGCGCCACCGCGCTTCCACTCGCGCTGGATCACGGTCGGCAGCTTTGCTAGGCCGAACTCCTGCACGAGCTGGGCGACGGTGTTCGTGTACTCGCGATAAAGAACATCGACGGTGTACGTGCTGCCGACTTGCAGGAAATACTCGCCCGGGCACGGCAGATAGAACGTGAAGACGGTGTCGTCATTCTCGTAGATGATCATCGGCGCCGTGCCGAAGGCGCTCATATCCTCGAAAAGCTGGGCAGCGGTCGAATAGAAGTTCGTCTGCGCCAGGGCCGCGAAGATCCGCTCTGTCGTGTCCTTCAGCCAGAGCTTCTCCTGCTGGTTCGGCTTGCGCCACGGCAGCGCGATCTCCAGCTTGAACCATTCCTTCGACGGGTTCGTGATGCCGGACCAGAGGCCGGATGCGCAGATTTGCAAGGCATCCGTGGCGCTGCTGTCGATGATCGCCTGGTTGACGATGCCGTCGCGGTACGTTCGGTTGGCGTAGATGAAGAAATGCCAGCGATGCGGCACGATGAACTGCGCGATCAAGCCGGCCTGGCGCCACCAAACCCAGCGCATCGTCCGCATCCAGTTCATGCGCCGTTCGGCGTGCGCCTGGATCGTCTCGTTGTTGCGCTTGCGCTTCCTCGCCTCGGCCGGATCTTCGACAGGCTTCGGCGCGTCGTCCAGCATGGGCGGTTGCGAGGCGAGGAAGCCGGGCGACTGCGTTGCCCAGGGCGGAGCTTCGGCCTTGGAAGGTGCTTGCGGGGAGACTTTGGCCATCAACCTCGCGTCCACCTAGTCGAGTCGATCCAATAGCCAGCCGGAATTGCTTTGGGGAAAATGGCGCCTGAGATATAGACGCGGGCTCGGCGGTCCACGAAAGCCGGTGCCTCGACAAGTCCAGCCATGGCAGGAATGATTTCTCTCACGCTGACGACACCAGTCGGCTGCACGAAGAACTCCCGGCCGTCGTGGATATAGCGCGCACCGATCTCGTGCGCTCCGATCGTGACGCGGACGCCGCTCGCGTTCGTATAGACGATCGACTTCTTGCCGGCGCTGTCGGCCGTCACGTCGATATTCGGATTGATCGGAGCGTCAGCCAGGAAGCCCATCAGCGAACCATCATGTTTTCAGCACAGGCAGAAACGGCCACCGGTGTCAGGAGATCATGCGGCGGGGTGATTTTCCGCACCCAATCTCGGATAGCATCGAATGCCGACACGCGATCGCTGTGCTCAAGTAGCGGAAATCCTCGATAGGTCTTCAGCTTCGTATCACCGAATTCCTTCTCAAGCAGGACGTTCCGCATCAGCTTCGCCTGATCGTTGACGTGATCCATGATGTCAGATCGGATCAGGAAGGCTGATCCCAACGCATTTTCGCCGTAGAACGAATGATGCGATAACAACATCAGAATCAAGAATAGATCTGGCGGATTGGCGTCGCTCAGCGCTGCTACGTCTATTTTCTCTTCGTGCCAGCGACACTCGCGCTCAGAGCCGCGGGCCAGGATAGACAGGATGAAGATCCCAGCCATTTCCTGCCTGCGGGCAATCGGCTGATCGGCAAGAAAATTCATGGTCTCGTCGCCCTCTCAAAAGCCGCGTTGATCGCCCTGTTCGCCTCAATCTGCTCTTTCGTCATCGCTCGTCCTTCGCTATCGAGGGTGACGCCGCAGCGGAGGCAAACGTTGAACTCCTGGCCGCGGTACTCGCCGATGCCGGCGCGCTTGGCGGAAACGTGACCGTCGAGCAGGCAAGACGGCATCTCAGGCGCCCAGTGTCGCTTTTCCGAGGCCGCTTGGACTCGCACCCTGTGGACTCGTCCCAATCGTCCCATCGCCGCCCATGCCAGCGGCAGCACGCGCCGAAGCGCTCTGCGCAGTGCCGGCGGCAGCGGTAGCGGGATTGGCGAAGATCGGGGGCGCCGCTGGCGGCGGAGGGGGCGGAGGAACGGCTGGCGTGCCGAAGAGAGAACCCATAACGCTCAACTCCCCAAGAGCTGCTTGACCGGCTGATCAAGGTCGGCCGTCTGCGCCTTTTCGACCGACTGCGGCGTGTCGCTCTGCTGGCCCGTCGCCTGCTTGATATCGCCGCCGATGAACTTGGCGTCGTTCTTGAGCTGCGAGATCGGGTTCAGCGACGGCAGCGGCGGTGGCGGAAGGAGTGCCCCGCCGAGGCTGGTGTTGACGAGCGAGCCCATAGTTCAACCCCTCAACAGCTTGGCCCGTTCATCGCGATATTCGGCGAAGAATATGCCAGATTGGAATGTTTCGAAAGCTCGATACAGTTGAGCGAACTGCAATCTGGTCATCGTATGATCGATCGACATACCATCATCGGCATATCGTAGACGGATGCCCTCGCCGCCCTCGTCTGAAAGATGAATTTGACCGTCGATACCGATGGGCTCAACGACCTCGATCTTTTCAGACATGGGCAATCTCCAGGCTGGTGCGCTGGAAGGAATATCACCGATCCGCGCAAAAGGAAACGGGCCGAGTTTCCCCGGCCCGCTGGTCTTAGGACTTGTTAGGAACTCTTAGGCCGGGATGGCGCCGCCAGTCGCTGAGGCCGGCACGGCGGTGAACAAGCCGATCGACAGCGAGGTCGGCACCTGCACGGGCGGCGGAAGCGGGCCATCCGAGACGGTCACGGTGCCGCTGACGACTGCACCATCGGCGCCGGGGATGCTGACGGTGATGACCGAGGTCACGCCGCCGACGCTGATCGACGCCAGGAGCGACGAGCCGGAAACCGAGGTCGCGACGGAAGCACTGTCGGCCGAGGCGCTGAGACCGGTCGGGCTCGGGATGACGGCGCCGTTCTGATCGAGCACCGTGATCGGCGCGCTGTACGTCGTGCCGACGATGAAGATGGGTTGGGTCGGAGGCGGAAGATCGGACATGGTTGGGTGAAACCTCTCTTGAAAGAACCGATGGCGGTGGCGTCGAAATGGGCCGATGACGATCCGGGCCGGCGTCTGCTTATGGCGATGGAGAAACGGAAAGCAGTCCATGATTTCGGGCACCCGGTTGGATCAAGGCCAGCGCAGGCACCTTAGCCGAATGGTGCCGATGGGGCAACGTGCGGGCGGCTGGATTGTTCCGTGCTTGACGTGAGAATTTTCGGAGCGCTATAAAGGCGAACGGCCCGGAGGCGCGAACCTCAACGGGCCGTTCTGGATATCGACGGCGGCGACCGGTCGATTTCGTGAGTGCGTTGTACCTTAATCGGTAAGACCGCGCAATCCCCAGATAACCACACAGGCGGCCGGCGCGAAACTCGCGACATGGTCCTGCGGGCTCTCCATGTCGCACCGGACGACTGGCTCGGGGGTCGCGTCGATAGCATTGTGCGAGAGTGGGCTGGCGTAGCACAGCGGTGGACCGAAAGGGATACGGCCGCAAGACCAGCGGGAGCGTGCAGTGCTCCTGAATCAGCTTCCCGACATTGGCCTGGCACAGGACCAATGCTGTGACCGATCGGCCGGCTCCGGTGAGCATGTCATTTCGGCGCTGATAGGCTGACCGCACTATGCGCATGCGTGCACGTGCGAAGTCGACCTATCAGTTCCCTCCAGACCCCACCAATGAGCATAGTCCTCGCTTCGTAGTCTGATAGAAGACTTGGTCGGCTAAGAACCAGCCGGCGCCGGCCGCCCCTTGATCCGGGATCGCGTCTTCGCAGCTCGCCGCCGATCAATGCCATTCGGGATGCGCGACGGATCACTGTGCTTTCGCCTGTCCGGCAGCACCTCGTGCTCGCGCAGCGCCACGTTGACGGCCAGCATGCGATCGTTGAGCGCCTGCTTCGTGCTCGGGCTGATCTCGGGATGCGCCGCGAGGACGGTCGCCACGGTCATCAGGAGGTCGTGTTGCGCTTGCTCGACATCGTCCATTGTGGCGCCTCGAAATGGTGGGTCTAGGTCCTCATTTATTCCCAGGCTTGGAGGACTCCACGGGACCGATCGCTCGGTTTCTGGCTCTCGCCGTCGTCAGCCGCAGTGCGTGGCTAGATGCTTCCGTGTCAACCCACCTGGGAAGCCAGCGGACGTGCACATTACGCTGGCTTCGGCTCGTGCGTCAACTTCTGGTGCCGCTCCGGGTTTTCGCAGCGCGTGCCGAGAGACTCGTTGCCGCGGACGCGGACGAAGCGGTTGTCGATGATCCAGACTTGCCCGGTGTCGTCGTCGGCAATGACGAAGTGGCAATAGGTGTCTTCGGAATAGTCGATCAGCGCGAAGGCGCGGCCCTTGTGGATCTCCCAGCCGTCAGCGCCGTCGCGCCCGTAGAGCATGGGGATGGTTGGGTCCAGGCGGGTGACGGTCACGACATATCTCCCGGAAACCTCTGCTGCTTCGGCGTGATCTCGCGGCGGAACGATTCGAGCGGGTCGTAGTCGACCTTTGCTGGCCCCTGATGCGGCGCACCATAGCGAATTTCCGGCGGCGCCACGCTGGCAGTCTTTATGCCGGAAATACAAAGATACCGTGTGCTATCCATTAGATGATCGTTCTCTTTTACAATTTTGCCGTTTTCGTCACGCCGGTACAGGCGGTATTCATTACGCCAGTTTTGCAGCGTTTTGAAGACTTTCAGGCGCCCGGTTGACAGGCGCATCCACACGCAGTCGATGCCGGCGTGCACGGCATTGCTGGCCGGCGCTAGGTTCGTCAATCCGAGGTCGATGTAATTGCGCAGGAGCTGCTCGCCGTCGCGCTGGCCACGTCCCCGAGCGGCTAGATCGACGACGCCATTGATCCACGTGCCGCGCGCCCGGATTGCTGCGGCGTGAATGGCCGGCTCGGCTTGGCCGCGGTAGTGCTCGTCCGTCAGGTAGAGGATATCGGCATCGGGATCAATCGCACCCCAGATCACGGCAGTGCGATTCCAACCGACATCCATACCGTAGCAGCGCGGCCACCACTTCGGGATCACGATCGGGTCGCACAGGATCTCCTCCTCGCTGATCGGGTAGATAGCACCAGCGCCGAGAGACGGAACGCCCTTGGTCCGCGCGTCCCGCTCGTGCGGCTGGTAGGACGCGATCAGCGCGGCCTTGTTGTCGGCCGAGAGGTGAGGAACATCTTCCCAGGCGCAGAACGTCACGTACTTGTCGGTCCTGATGCCTTCCTCATAACCCGCGACGGCGCCCTCTTTGCGCTCGCCACCGGGCAGGAAGGACAGAACGACGGCCGAGATGCCCTTGAGCGGCGTGAAGCCGGCAATCACGAGGCCGTTCGGCTCACGCGGATCGGTCGACAGCGTGCGCGTCAGAGCTTCGGTGTAGATGCTGATCGGCGGCTCTTCGTCGAGCTGAACGATGTCGACCTTCGCCGCCTGGAACGCCTCGCGCTTCTGATCGTAGCTCTTGAAGACGAGGCGGGAGAGCCCGCCCATCGCGTGCTTGACGGTGAAGCTGTCGATCGCGTCGGCGATGCCGCTACGGGTAGCGTAGCGCGCCAGGCTGTCGAAGGGGATGAGCCCGGTACCGAAGGCGCCGATTTCTCCGAGGTAGAGCACTTGCAACGAATCACGCACGGACTTGCCGTCCTCGCCCGCCGCCCAGATCGTGACCGGTCGATTAAAGCGCCGGCCGGTCCACCACGGCGGATACCATCCCGTCATATGGCAGGCGCCGGCATAACAGTTCGCATACGATTTGCCGGATCGATTGCCACCCATGAGCGATGTCTGCCCGAAATGGGCGCTGGCATCGAAGTGTTGCAGGTGCTTGGCGTAGAGCTCGCGGCGCAGCGGACCGGTGTCTGGATAGGCCTGGTAGAGCTTCGTGCGCTGCAACCTCTGCCGTGCTTCCAATTCCGAGACGTAGGTTGCGTCAGTACGGCGCTTGTCACGCTCGGCCCGCAAGTTATCGAGCGCCTCCAATTCCTCCGGTCGCAGGCTAGTCGCCGGCATGATCTTCTTTGGCGCGGCGCTCCAACGTCGAAATCAAGTGGTCAATCTGGTTGTCGCTGAGATCTTCGATCTTCGTCGTGCCGTTGATCTGCAGCGGCCGGGCCTTGTCGCCGACAAGCTTGATTTCCTGTTCCTTGCCATAGAGCGCCCGATTGAACGCCGCCGCCATGTAGCGGTGATAGCCGGCGAGTTGGATCTGGCGGGAAATGTCGCCCTTCGTGGCGCCGCTCTTGATGCCCATGATCGCCTGAAACGCCTTGTCCATGTGCGTGTCGGCAGCGAGCGTGCGGGCGAATTTCAGAAGCTCAAGCAGCTCGGCGTTGTTCTTGTGGTTCATGGCCCAACAGAACATCGACAGGCGCATTCCGGCTTCGGCCGCCATCTGCGTGAAGGTCTTGCCCTCGATAAGCCCTTCGCACACCGCCGTGACGCCGCCATAAGCCTGGAACGCCTTCGTCCCTCGCGGCTGCAACTTGCGCGATACGAGCTTGATCTTGTCTGGATGCTGGTTCACGGGCATGGCGTAAAAATGCTTGCTCTCGGCCGTTCGGTCAAGGCTTCGTCAGCTTCTCGATCAGCGCTAGGTCATCGGCGTCCTGCTTGGCCTGGACTGCAGCTTCGGCATCGCGCTCGGCCTGGCGCACCTTGTCGTAGCGATATTGGATCACGACGCACGCTTCCCAGCCTCTGACCCACCCTTTGCCGTGGCCTGTGATCTCGAAGGTTGATTGGTGCCGATCGCATGCGGCCTCGGCGCGGTCTAAGTCGGATGGGACCGTCGTGAACATTCCGCCGCAGGTAAGACCAGAACCGCAAGTGATGCTGCAATCATGGCTGCCGCAATAGTAGCCCTGCGCCCCCGCATGCCGCGCCGCGCTGATGAGCCCCAGCATCGCCACACTGCCCCAAAAGACGAGACGCCAGCGGATCACAGCCACCTAAAAACCTCCACTGCGGCAAATGCCATCCATCCTGCGATCGCGGCTATACGCCAGACCTCGACAGACAAGGACGCGCTAAGGCGCTCGGAATGCAACCGCTGGATCTCTTGCAGATAGGCCGCATGCGCTTTGTCGAAGATGCCTTGCGGATCCCAGCGTGAGCGGAAGGCTGCGCGTTCGGCTGGCTGCTGCTGTGCATCCCAATAATTGCCCACGGTCAGAAATCCTTCAGCATGCCGGGCGTCTCATCCCACCGCGCCGCAATCGACGGGCTGGCGACGTGCTTGACGGGCTCCGGGGCTTTGGTGCGCAGGCGCAGGATTTCGGCGCGGAGGCCGGCGTTTTCTGCTCCTGCTCGGCACAAGTTTGTGTGATGTTGGGAAATGACAGCCATAGCTTTAGCAAGGTCTTCGCGTGCCGCATCGCGCTCCCATTGCACGTTCGCTAACGCTACGTCGTCAGAAACGTCGGCTTTCTCGTCGCGCCGCCCGGCCTCGTATGCGGCGTCGATTGCCTTGCAGACTTCTCGGTCGATGACGCATGAGGCGGCATCGAGAGCGATCTCCCGCCACAACACGCCGTCGGCCCTGCATGCATCAGCCTTGATCTGCGCCAGCGTCGGCGGTTCGTACCCAGTCTCGACGCCAAGACGTGCCGCAGCCTGACGTAGGATCTCTGTCGTGCGCTCTGTCATCTCAACCCTCCTACCAAATCAGCATTGCGAACTCTACCACGACCACGAGAACCGCGCACAGGGTCGCGACTTGCCAGCGGTCGATCTCAACAGTCTGCTCGGCAATGCGCGTGTGGCAGGCGTCCAAGGCGTCGCGCATGGGGTCGCGGGGTGGCGTCATGTCGATGCGGCGTCTGCGGATATCGACGATCGACGCGGGGCCGTAGTGGTAGTGGTCCGTCATGATAAAAGGTACTTTCCGATGCAAGAGATTGCGCCGATGAACAAAACCACTTTAGCCAAGAATGATACCTTTGCCTGAATTTTGGCGGCTGCGGCCATTTGTTCGCCGAATGTAGGGCCGAATTTGCTCATTTCTCATCCTTCCCGGCCGCGAGGTAGGCGTGGGCGGCTTTCCACACGGTACGTAGGAACGGCATATCGAGCGCAGCACTATTGGAGATGCCGTCGCTGGCCTTGACCAAATCCCGCAGCAACCCCCGCGCCTTGTCGAGTTCGGCCTTGGTCTCGCTGTGCAAGGCTTCGTAAGCCAATGCCGTTTTCTCAGCATCCACCGCTAGATCTGTCATATTTTTCAGATCCTCCTGCGCGGCAGCGAGCTGGGCGCGGAGGTCGGAGATTTCGGCTTCCTTTGCGTCGTGCTGTGTACCTATTGCCGCCAAGGCTTCGCCAAGCGCATCAAGCTGAAAGTCCTCCATCATTCCCCCTCCCTCTCCATCGCGGCCAGGGCGGTGCGGCCGGCTTCGGTCAAGTTGAGAACGATCCATTCACCCTTAATGGAAGATTCGGCGAGACCATCTTCTACCAT